CTTGAAACATAAAGAGTTGCTGATTCACAATCTTTATTTGCAGTTAGAACTTCTTTGAAAGTATCTGCATCAAAAAAGATAGCATCATCAAGAGAAGATATTTTCTTAGCTTCTACAGGAATAGTTACCTTGTTTGATTGTGTACTTGAACTATAACCAATAACAACCTTTGCTTCTACACCATCCGATAGGATTGCGAAAGTAGAAACATCACTTAAAGCACCTTTACCTGATATGAAAGAACTGATAAAATGTTTATCTATCTTTAGTTCTAACTCAAAATCAGGAACATTCGTCAAATCTGGCTTCTTAGAAACCACATCAAGACGGGCTAAACCATAGTTGACTTTTGTGTTGTTACTTTTTTGTTTGATTACCAATTGTGATACGACATCACCAACTTCATTAGCTTCAACAACCAACTCACCATCTACTACATTCAATAACTTGATTAAGTCTTGTATCTCATACAATCCCATCTCATAATCACCGAAACCATTCTTAGCCAGAACGATATCACCAACACAACTTTTTGCTGAATTGATGAATGAACAACTAAGTGTATCTTTTGTTGAAACGACAGGTGCAGATTGTGTCTGACCACCTAAATAGAATCTGTTGACAAATCCCATCAGCGTTTGTTTATCCATTTTGTAACTCCTTTATATACATATATATAAGTATCATGTTATTTCTCCAAATTAAAAGAATTTATTAAAACCAAAATCATCATTTGGTTCTTCCCATTTTAATGCCTCATACAACATCTTAATTTTCTTAGCTAGCGCTTGTTTGTAAATCTTATCTGTGTCGATGTATTTTTTTATATAATCTAATACTTCTTTGGGATCCTCATGTCCCTTATAACATATAGTTTCAAACTTAAATGGATTATCTTTTAAGTAAGTCCACTTAATCTTCTCACCATTACCAACTGATGGGTATTTCTTGTTCAATTTATTAATCAATAGAAAGTTGTTATAGTTGATTGCTGATTTGATATGAACAGGAGTTCCCTTCTTAGCTATGAGAATACCCTCACCCATCGATATAAACTTTTTAACATTCTTAGCTGAAGTTGGCATTGATATCGTATCGTATTTTTTTAACTTCATAGATTTCTTAAAGTTAAGAATAAACTCATTAATCTTTAACATTGGAACACCTGCTAATATATCTTCCAATACCTTAGTTAAACACTCTTTGAATGCTGCAGGGAAACTTGAACGAACTATATCTAAACCTTTGACGTGAAGTTTATTTACCTTAACACCATTATCATTGATAATCTTCATACCATATCGTTTCTTTGTAACGAATAAACCACTTTTAGCAATCAATTCCTGCTTAATCTCAAACCTATGTTCGTCTATGTTACAGAACTTCTTAGCAAATAAATCATATGAGTCGTTTAGATACTCTTGAACCTCTGATGCAATCTCTAATATTTTACTTGTCATCAGAGTTTCATCTTTGATGTCTATGTGTGGATATTTCTTTTGAATGATAGGGATAGCAGAGTAGAAAACTGAATCTGTATCAATATAGATACAATAGTCTTCTTTATCTTCTACTACCGAATTGTAAAAATGATTAGACATTCTCTTAGTATATTTAATCAACTCAACACCTGTAGTAGTGGTTGCTTCTGCATTATCCAAGTCATAGAAACGAAATATAGGTAATCCCAATACACCATACAATGAGTTTAGAACAACCTTTTGAATGTATTGTCGTCTATCAAAGTATGCATATTTCTCTTTATCACCTTGTTCAGCAAACTTCTTAGCTAGCTTTCTAAACTGAACTCTATCATCAAACCACTTTTCTAATAGTGTTGGTATAAGACCCCTTTTGTCTTGTGTATACAACACACCATTGGAAGATATAGAAACATTGTGGGTTTCTAAAAAGTTTTTAAATTCACTTGTGGTTAGTTTAGCACTCTCTTTACCATTCTTATCCTTAATACTGTATGTTCTATCTACACCCTTGAGGAATGGTTCTACATCCCAACTATCTAACTTACCTAACTTAGTTTCGGGAGATATATTTAGACTCATGATAATAGATGGATACATACTTGTGATATCTAAGTCATACACCCATTCATGTTTACCTTTTTGTGGATCCTGAACATATGCACCTGCAAACTTATCTTTACCATCCATCAATTGTTTATTTGCTTTTACCTTATTTGGTGCTACAATACCAACCTTTTTTAGATACACAAGAATAGCACCCTCAAGAAATCTTGATGAGTAATAAACATCTTCATAAGGAACGTGTCCCAAATGACATATAGCTCTAGCGATATCAATGAAATCCAACTTTTCATCAAGTTTCTGTAAGATGATAACGTCATTTATATTATATTCTACAAATTTGTTTCTATCACCATCATATAAATCATTAAGTGTTCCCTCATAAGCCACCTTGTTTATACCAACTTCCAACTCACCGATATCATCTAATCTATATGAAGACCTCTCACCAAATGTAAGTTTTCTATATAACTCAAGATAATCAAGTGAAGCTACACCTGCAATCTTATATGTTCCTTTATATTTTTGATAGTCTACTATACCGATTGGTGATAGACAATTAGCAGCTTCTTTACCTAATAATCTTTGAGTGCGATTATAAAGATAAGGAACGTCAAATCTATCACTATTCCAACCACTAATGATTGTTGGTGATATCTCAAGATATTTTGTATAGAATGCCTTTAGTAAGTCTCTTTCATCTTTGAACTTAATGACAGTAGTTTCACCAAACTGACTTGTATTAACCTTATTCTCTACATCAAGAACATAACAATAATACTGTCGTGTTAATGCATCATAAAATGCGATGGATGTAATTGTATTTTCAGCTTTGTTTACATCAGGAAAACCTTGTGTAACCTCAACCTCAATATCAAAAAACATAACACGATGACCCTCAGATACTTCATCCGAATCTGTATAGTTATCAACCAAGTATCTAATCTCTGGTGCAACATCAGATTCAAAAGGTGTGTCGGTTTCATCTATTCTACTGATGGGTAATTTACGTAACTTATCACCATATAATGATGTGTGAGTTCCTTTACCATCTTTTACATAGGCGTATTGACTGAAAGGTACAACTGAGTACCCTTTTTTGTCATCCCAAATATGGATTCTTCGTCTCTTAAACTGATAAAAGATGTTTTGATATATAGCTATACCTCTTTAATTTGATGTGTGAATATACGAATAAAATAGTATGTAAGTCAAGCTTTATTTTATTTCTTCACCTGGTATTTCACAACTGTCGTTATTACAGAATTTATCTATTTCTGCTTCTTCGTTTTTGATTACACCGAATGTAAGTTTACCAAGCTTTTTAACTTCCTTGTTGTATGTCTTTTCGTTAATAGCTTCATATGGCATCTGTTGATAAGCACCATAATCATGTCTCGGTAGTAAAGAAATACCCTTCAAATGATATTGATAGTAGTTTAAAGCAGGTGCTATTTCATTAGCTTCTGTTTCAGGATCGAATGTTACAGTACAACTCACTTGGTTGTCAGCCCAATGTCTTTGCATAAATGCTGCTAGACTGAACTGTTCCCAAATAGAAAGTTCTGATGCAGTTCTGATACCCTCACCAACGTCTACTGGAACTTCAACAACCATTGTTGTATCTTCCGAACCAAATGCAGGTTCTAACTTATATCCTGCTTTTTCTAATGGTTCTAATAACTCTGAATGATTTGAAAGTCTTACTCTCCTAATGTAGAAACGACTTTCGGGATAATGTAAGCCTGGAGTAGCACCAGCAAGTAATGAGACTGTGCCACTTGGTTTAACTGAAGTAGTTTTGATAGAACGTGGTATTGCAAACCAATCTGAATACATCTTATCCCACTCTTGAATTGTATCGTATCCACCCTCTAACCAATCTCTAAACTCATTTAGTCCACGATTAGTTATGAATTGTGCAACACCACTTACACTACATCCAATTCTTCTGTTTCTTAACATCACTCTGTTTGTATCACTCCAATGTGTTCTACCTAACGTCACCGATTTGGCATACAGATAAGCATATTTAAGTGTCCTCTGATAATCCTCTAACGAATCGTGATTACTTGGAAATGTCTCTACTAAACAACATAACTCATATGATTCAAGTGATTGTTCAAGACAAGGATTACCACCAGCTACTCTATGGTCTTTGTTATCACCACCATTCTTCATTCTTGAGTAGTGTCTCATATTATCTAACCAAGCAAATCCTGGTTCACCATTATCTACAATACGTTTTGCAGCTTCTGTATAATCCATACCAAGTTCAGCGAAGATAGAGTTGTTAGATGTCCACCCATACATTTCTCTATGTGGATTTACCTTATAATTTTTTAAGTCTAAGTATTCCTCTGACTCAGGATCACCAAAAACTATCTCAGCAGTTCTACGAACATTTCCTGCTACAACACATTTACCGATGAGATTCATAATATCTACGATTGTAGTTACTGTGATTGGTTCTCCACTATTCTTTTCTAATACTTCTCTAATACTATCGTGAACTTCTTTTAATGGTTCAGGACCTGAACTAACTCCACCAAATCCTTTGATTGGTTCTCCTGCATCTCTTATTTTACTATAGTCGAACTCTATATCTGATGTTCCATGAAAGAAACTTTCTAATAATAGTCTAAGTGATTCTACCCAACCCTCTCTTGTATCAGGTATTTCAAATATTTCTTCGTTTCTACTCTTATTTATACCCTTTACTACGATTTCACCAGCACCTTTAGTATCAAAACCGACACCAACACCTAACATAGAGGCATCCATAAGGAAACAGAATGGTTTTGAATAGTCTTCTTTGATTGTTGATGTTGATACGAATGCACAGTTATTTAGTGCTGCATATAACCCTTTTTCTTCGGTGATTGCTGTTCCCATAGCCCATAAACCACGACCAGGTGGTAGGAACTTCATATTAAATATTCTGTCGTACATTTCTTGTGCTGATTTTTGAGCTTGCCATGCGTTCCAACCCAACTGATAGTTATCAATGTGATTTTTTTGCATCGAGTAAGTTCCTTCTACAACTCTTTGAACTGTTTCCCACCACCTCTCGTTTTTACCATCGTCTTTAATACGAGAATATGTTCTCATGTAAACTAATTCTCCTAACCCATTAAAACCGAAAGGTGCTTTCTTTCTCTTATACTTACTGACGAAATTTTCTGATAACTTAAATTTTTCCATTTTCTTCTGGCTCCTCCTATTTCCTGTAAACTTTATACAATGATAACTATAATATATATCAGATTAAAAACAAACTATTTAATTTTTTTACTATTTTTAAATAATTTTTTCTTATTAGTTTTATTCAAAGCCATCTACATCACTTTGTTTCATGTCGTTATACTTACTTGCCAACAATTGTCTCTTAAATTCTTCACTATTATCCATCTTACCTTGTTGTTCTTTACCTGGTTGAGTCGTGGATTCATAGATTTCTATCTGACCAAGATTAGTATTCATACTCATTGGATAAGTTACACCATCAATACCAAATCTATTTTTAATGATATGACATCTTGCAGTATGACTTAACTTATCTTCTGCTTTTCTACTGATACTCAATACGAAATCAGCTATCATAATCTTACTGTATGCTTCTGCAATCTTTGTTGCTTCTATCACTTCCTCTTCTAATGCTGAACGATTTGCTTGTGATGCAGTCCATATTGGAACTTTAAACTCACCAGCTAATCCCCTTAACTCTTCATATACAGCACCCAACTGATGTCTTACCTCTCTCATACCACTACTATCTCTAAGAATATCTGCATAATCAACAACAACCAAATCAGGTTTTATATTCTTTAGTTCTAATTGTTTTAGATGTGCTGAAAGTGTATTTACCGTAGCTGAACGTGTTGGATAGTATTTAATAACCATTCTACCCTCAAGAGAATCAATAATTTTCTTTACTTCATCCTTCTGAAACTTAATATTTTGTGTAGTTATACCACTAAAAACAGTATCATATCTTAAACCAACATATGTTTCATTCAATTCTAATGTATAATGAACTACAGTAAATCCTCTCTTGATTGCACCTGCAGCTATACTCTGTAGTAACCAAGTCTTACCAACACCTGCTGGCGCAACTACAACACCTAATTCACCCTCACCTAAACCACCATCCATGATATCATTTGTAATATCCCACGGCGTTTTTATCGTAACTCTTGTAGACTTAGTTAATCTCTCTTCAATACCCACATTGTAATCATGACCGATATCTACAGCAGTTCCAGCTTTCATAGCTGTATCTATAACTGTTTTTATACCATCATAGTTTTGATTTTCTAATAGAGTTACAGATTCCATGATAGCAGATTTGATAACTTGATTCTTACAAAACTCTAATGTTTTCTCTTGAACAAACTGTAAGTCTGTTGCTTCTCTATGTCTCCAAGCATCTTTTAGTGCTTCTACAACTGATATCTTCAGTACATCATTCTCAACATCATCTATTGCTATCTTGATAGCCTCTAATGTAGGTGTGGTTTTATACTTTATAAAGTAGTTATGTATCTCTTTTACCAACCATTTATTTGAATCTGATTCAAAATACTCTGGCTGAAGAACTTCCATGATTGTTTGTAAAAACATTGTATCAGTTAAGCAAGATGCTATAACTTTGGATTGGAATGAAGTTCCAAATTCTACTAAAGAAGTGTTACTCTCCATATATCTCTTTCGTAAGTTTTGTTTTTGATAAATTTAATTTCTTCTGTCTATACTTATCTTTCATCTTCTTCAAAATGCTATCTTTATTTCTGTAGTAGTAATCCATTTGCCATTTTCTTTGAGCTTCTTTCTTTTCTTTGGCAGTAAAATACATTTTTTTTCTACCCATCAGTTTGCTCCGCGTATTTATCCATCGTGGTAAATGTTTGAGCTAACCAACTACTTACATTTGGTAGATTTTGAAATAATCTATCTTCCATAAACATGGCTTCAAATTTGAATTTTACTAAACGTCTGATAGGACCTCTGATAACATCGATTAATTTTGTTTTAGTTGAAGCACTTATGTTTACATCTTCTAACTGCATCAACTTATAGTTACGTTCAAGTAACTCCTTATTCTGTAATATTTTCACAAAGAAGTTTCCATCATCATCTTTGTGTTTGTGTGCATATTTGTATATCTCTTGTAGACTATAATTATTATTCTCAACTCCCAAAGTTGGTATATTTTTTACCAATGTTTTAGTAGCTATTCCTTTTACACCATTTATATTATCAGACTTATCACCCTCAAATATTTTAGCCATAATAAAGTTCTCTGCAGTTACACAATACTCTTCCAAGACTGCTTCTCTATCATATAATTTCTCTTTTGTGGGAGACCAAACTTTGATATCGTCTGATACTAATTGTAGGAAATCT